TATATATATGACAATATAAACTACGTTTATAGACCAACTTCCTGTGCTGGTCATAACTCTAACTATAATGAAATGTGGTTTTTCTTCCCAACTGGCACTTCTTTAGTTCCTGATAAATATGTTATTTGGAACTATGTTGACAATGTGTGGTCGATTGGGTCAATGGACAGATCATGTTGGATAGATCAAGGTGTCTTTAATTTACCGATTGCGTGTGACAGCAATGGTAATATTTACGAACACGAAAGCGATGTTGCTCTCAACAACTCAGAGAATGTTGGTATTCAAGTCCCATTCTGTGAAACAGCACCAATAGAAATAGGTATGGGTGATAACTATGTGCAGTGCAGTCAAGTTTTACCCGATGAAGAAGCAACCACTTTACCAGGTGTTGCAATAAGTTTTAAAGGTAGGTTCACGCCACTTGGCCCTGAAACAAACTTTGGCACATTTACATTTGATAATGATGGTTACACCGATGCTAGATTTACTGCCAGACAAGTAAAAATGAAAGTGACAGGCGATGGTTCACAACCATTCCAAGTTGGTAAGATTAGATTAGATGTTAAGAAAAGGGGTAGGAGATAATGGCTAGACGAGCACTCCGTAAACCTTTGCTTAAGTTTGATGCAGATTATCAGAATTATTTAGTCTCCGAGATAGAATACCGAGATGGGTTATCTTTTAAGAAAGGTGAGCGTATTGAGGTGGGCGGAGGTGATTTAACAGAATTAGTATTAGTAAGTCCTAATGGAACAAAATATAAAGTTAGTGTCGCCAATGACGGAACTCTCTCAGCCACAGCAACAGTCTAAAACACTAGAACCGTGGGAGATAGAGTGGCAAAGGTGTAAACCTTTGATTGAAAAAGCGGTTAAATATCAAGACGAATACAGCATAGAAGATGTCGAAGAAATTCTTAGGCAAGGCTTTTTTACTTTATGGCCTGGTAAAAATAGTGCTATAATAACTCAGATAGTTGATTTTCCTCAAATGAAAGCAATGAATATACATTTTGCTGGAGGAGAATTTCAAGAACTACAATCAATATTTTTCAATATTGAACAGTTTGCTAAAAAAACAGGAATTAAGCGTCTCTATTTAGGAGGCAGGAAAGGATGGATAAAAAAAATTAAACATCTTGGATTTAAGAAAAATTATTTAATAAGTAAGGATATATAAAATGCCACAAGCTTTACCATACATAACAGCAGGAGCAGCAGTTTACGGTGCTACAAGGGGTGGTGATACTCAAGTTACACAACAAAGGTTAGACCCACAAACACAAGCTAGATACGATGATTTATACAGAAGGGCTGTAGGCGTTTCTAATTTACCATTTGTGCCATACACAGGTGCTAGAGTTGCAGGATTTAATCCAGACCAATTAGCAGGGTTTGACCAAATACGAAGTAATTTTAACCAATCAATGGGCTTTAACCCTAGAGGTCAATTAGCAAACATGGCTAGTGGGGGGTTAGATACTCAACCTTTCCAAAATTTATATACAGAACAAGTTATAGATAATGCTATGGCTGATCTTGATAGGGGCAGACAATTACAAATACAATCAGATCAAGATGCAGCTATCGGTAGAAATGCTTTTGGTGGATCTCGTTCAGCAGTCTTAGAAGCAGAAACAAATAGAAACTTTGCTGATAGAGCAGGTAATCTTGCAGCTAATTTAAGACGAGATAGCTTCAACAATTCTATTGCCAATGCTTTTAGAAATAGAGACTTCCAAAGAAGTATTAATGAAGGTTTGCTCAGTGACCAATACAGAAACTTAGGTTTACTATCTGGTATTGGTTCACAACAACAAGGTTTGCAACAAGGAGCTATGGATGCAGGTTACAACGAGTTCTTAAGAGGTCTTAATTATCCAGCACAACAACTTGGTTTGTTGCAAGGCTCTGTATTTGGCATGACACCTGGACAATCTACTTCTACATCTACAGATCAAGGGCTATTTGGTAAATTGCAAACAGGCATCAATGCTTACAATGCTGCAAATGATTTTGCAAAATTATTTATATAGGTTAAAAATGAGTAATCCATACGAACAATTTAGACAAGCAATAATGGGCGGTTTACCAATCGACAATGCTGTTTCTTTTGACCAGTTTCAAGACGCTAGACTTTCAGGTTTATTAAAAAGCTTACAACCTAACCCTCAACTAATGAATGATATGTCAAATGTTTCTCAACAAATTAATCAACAACAAGTAGATAAAAACCTAAAAGAGCAAAAGCGTAAAGAGAGACGACAAGCATTAGAAGATATTGCTGCAAGGTTTGGCATTATTAATGCTCAACAATCTGGTAATTATCAACAAGCAAATATTATGCAAAATAATCTATTGGAAAGACAGAAAGCAAGAGTAGCTGAACAAGAACGAATAAATCAATTACAAAAATTTAACTCAATGGTTAAAGGTACAGAATTTGAAGATATTGCTAATGCTCTTGGTGAAGAACAAGCAATGGCTTTATATGGTCAAATGCTTGCTAAAGCATTTACTGCTAAACCTGATAAACCACCAGCAAGTGTTCAAGAATATGAATATGCAAAAGCCCAGGGGTTTGAAGGAAGTTTTGAAGACTTTTTAGAGTCTAAAAAATCTCAAACAAATATAAACACAGGAGTAAGTGGTTTCCAACAATCAGCCGTAACAAAATACAATAACAATATGTCAGCAGCCGAAGATGCTAATGCAATCAACACAAGTTTAGACACACTTGATAATCTATTAAATGAAGGTGTTAATACAGGTTTTGGTTCTGGCTTGCAGTTAGGTTTACAAAAAATAGGTCAATTTTTTCTTGGTGAAGATTACAAAGTTCCTGAAGTTGCTGGTAAAGAACAATTTGTTGCAGAAACAACAAAACTTATTCTACCTCTAGTTAAGCAACTTGGTGTCAACCCAACCGATAAAGATTTAGATTTTGTTAAATCAGGTGCTTTAGAATTAAGCAAATCTGAAGCTGGTAACAGATTGATGCTACAGGCTTTAAGATTGCAACAAGCAAGAAGAATAGATGAGCATAATTTTGATAATAATTTTTATAATGAAAATCCAAATGCAACTATTTTTCAAAGAAATATCGAGTTTAGTAAGCATAAACTAAGCAACCCTGATCTCTACACTTCAAAATCTATCGAAGAAGCTTACAAATTGATATTAAGCCAAACGAATAACAGTGATGTTATAGATACTGATACAGAGAGTCCTTTCTAATGAATTTTGAAGTTGGTAAAATTTATTCTTTTTCTAATAAAGATGGTGCTTATTTATACAAAGGTGGCGATCCCTCAGATAAAAATAGTTGGCAAAGTAATATTTTATCTGGCCCAGTTGCATCTGCTGGTTCTGGTCTTACTTTTGCATTTCAAGATGAATTGGTTGGTGGGATTAGAGGTGCTTTAGATCCAAATTTATCTGTTAAAGATGCTATACAACTAGAAAGAGAAGCTTTAAAAGATTATCAGAAAAAAAGTCCAGCAGCATCTCTTGGTTATGAAGTAGGGGGTGCAGCTCTTCCTGCTATCGCAACTTTTGGAGGAAGTGCACCATTATCTACCGCTAAAATAGGAACAACCGCAGTTAAAGCTGCTGGCTCTGGATTTACTTACGGTTTGGGTGCAGGAGAAAGTCCTCAAGATAAATTATTACAAGGCCTTATGACAGCTCCTTTTAGTGCTGGTGTAGGGGCAACAGGAGCGTTAGTTGCCAAACCTCTTGGTAATGTTAAAGATATGGTAGTAAAAACTTTTCAGAATCCCGCTAAAGCTGGAGAAAAAGAAGCTATTAAATTAGTTAAAGAAGCTTTGGATTTTGATAATACAGACATAAATTCTGCTATTAAATATATATTGGACAGAAAAGGAAAATCTTATGCTTTAGCTGATATAGGGCCAAACACAAGAGCTTACTTAGATGCAGTAAATGTCTTACCAGGGCCAGGCAAAAAAACAGCTAAAGATTTTTTAATGAAAAGAAATTCAGGACAGCTTGATAGAATTAAGAGTGATCTAACAGATGCTTTTGGTAAACAAGGAACTTATTTTGATACATACAAAGCTCTTGAACAGGTTAGAAAAGCTGGTGGTGCAAAGCTATATGAACAAGCATACAAAAAAAATATTGCAGTATCAGATGATTTAACAAGCTTATTTAAAACTGATGTAATGAAAGATGCTTTATCAAAAGCTTATAAAATTGCAAATGCTAAAAAAATAAATTTACCAAAATTAGTTATTGGTAAAAACGGCAAGCTTTATACATCAAAAGGTGCAGAAATTACTGATGTATCTACAAAGTTTTTACATTATATAAAGCTTGGTTTAGACGATACTATTTATACAAGTAAATCACCAACAAGCGGTGTTGGTAAAACATTATTGAGAGCAAATACAGAAATAAAAAATGAATTTCTTGATTTTGTAGACTCAAATAATCCTGCTTATAAAGTTGCAAGAAATCAATGGGCTGAAAAATCTGCTATTCTTGATGCCTTACAATCTGGTAGAAATATTTTAAAACCTTCTACTAATGTTGATGAATTAGCCGATGAGTTATCTAGGATGTCTCAGTCAGAAAAATTAGCATTTAGAAATGGTGTTATGAATACTATTATTGAAAAAATGGAAAGCTCTGTATTTGATGCAGCTTCAGGAAGAGGAACTAACCTTGCATTTAATATTATTAAAACACCAAAAAACAAAAAACTTTTAAGATTAACTTTCCCTGATGGAGAAGAAGGCACAAAATCATTTAATAAATTTATGTCAAAATTGAATGACGAGGTGCAAATAAAAGATACTGCAAACCAAGTCGTTGGAAATAGTGCCACTGTAAGCAGAGGAGAAACTGTTTCAAGAATTAAAAATATTGTTACTCCAGATGATGTGCAAAACTTAAGTGCTGTTGGTTTAGTCTATGGTTTATTTAAATCAAACTTCTCAGAGCTATCAGAAGAAGCACAAGTCGCTGCTTCTAATAAATTAGCACAAATGCTAACTACCACAAATCCAAAAGCTTTAGAACAAATTAGAAAAGAAGTTTCTGATAAAGGATTTACTAAACAAATTTTTGATAAATATTTAGGCCCAATGGCAGGTGAAGTATTAAAAGCACCATTCAACCCAAGAGTCACTGGGGTAGGTGCAGGAAGTATAGCTCAACCAGGTATAGAAAACATATCTGAAAATGTTCAGTTAGAAAACTTCTTAAATCAAATGGAATAATGTCTTTATATAAAGTCGGTAGAGCAGGTGAGCATTTAGCAGCCTACTACCTTCTTCAATACTTTGACGAAATCTTTGAACCCAACCCACAAGCCAGATACGATTACTTGGCTATGAAAGATGATATACCTTTTAAGATTCAAGTTAAAACATCTGAGTCTCCCTTTCAGCATAGGAATAAAGAAATGGTTAGATGGGATATTAAGAAGCGAGTCAATAAAACTAAAAAAGGCTATAACGAAAACGAAGTAGATATATTTGCTTTCTGTTACTTGCCATTTGATAAGATAGAGTTCCAACCTAATAGAAATATTACTGCTACCTGGCAGAAAGATTTAAACTACATAAAAGAAGTAGATCCAAGAAAATCCCTAGAAAGATCAATCGCCATTATAAATGCGTTGAAAGAAAACGCAGCTTAGTATATTACTACAACCTGATAACAACCAAAGAAAATGAGGTCTTTTTTTTGGCTGATTTCTGGGCTTAAAGGTACTGAATCACAGTGCTTTTAAGGAATGGGTCGCAGGTTCGAATCCTGCAGGGCTCACCATTTTTTCCCAGTTTTCTCTTGAAAACTTGACCTGATTTTCAATATTTTGTTATCATAAATATACGCTATGTTTCTATTTTGTTCACGGTAAAACTAGAGCAAAATACAACC